CGAAATGCTGCCATGGTATGTATTCCTAAATATGAAACGTGTTAGATTTGGATTGATTCTCGCTTGCGCTTAGAATCTGTAGGTTTGCAGGTACATGAAGGCCGCTTACTAGTGGGTGATTCAACGGAACAACATGATCTACATGAAAAGGCCAACCGAAGATTGTTTCTAGCGTGCGTGCGTCTTCATAGAACTCCGCTATCTTTTCGTAATCAACCCAAGGAGGAGACGCCTGAATCTTTAGTGCGCGGTGCTTTGCTCCTAACCGTCTAACAACGTCTGGGTTCTCTCTACGGTAAGTCTTCATGTGCGCGCTGCGTGCTTCTTTATTATCCCTGTAATACTGGCGGGAGCGTTCGTTGTACTCCTCGCGTCTTGCTGCGTGCTGTGCCCGCTTTTGTGCCCTTTCCGTATCACCGTCTACTTGGCGCTGTAGTTTCCTACGTGCCGAGTGGGCATCTTTATTCTCTGCCCACACTGCGGACTTGCGCTTAGCGATTGCCGCAGCGTTTTCCTTGGTGTACATAGCGTTGCATGACTTACACCGCGACTGCATCCCGTCTTTATTTCTACTGTCCTTACTAAACATAGTGAAGGGCTTACCTTCATTGCATTTTGTACAAATCTTCATAAACCCTTGGATATGGTTAGTAGTCCCTATTGCTAGGGACGTGCTAATTTACGAGCCGTAGCTGGCGCCCGTGATTTGGGCGGATGCCAACGAACGGCGTTTGGCCCAATTGATGAACATCCCCACCTTAATTGCGACAAGACCATTTTGGAACATGCTCACAGGTTGTGCAGTCAGAGCACCACCAGTACCCGGCGCGCTGTCCATAATGATCGAAGCCTCACGCGAGATATCGATCTGCGGGCCTGCATCTTCCGAGAGGAACACTTCGTCCTGAATGACCAATTGAATAACCGTACCTGCAACGTTATTCGAGGTCACGACCTTAATGCCCATCAGGTAGCCGCCGTCCATCGTGAGGTTCGGGAAAGCCAGAACACCCAACGGGGTAAGCATCGAGCCGATAGCCAAGGCGCGGGCCGGAGACATAAGCAGAACTGCGGCGCTAAGGTTGTAGTTAGCAGCGATAGCCGGAGCGATCAACGCTTGAACATCCTTACGCAGCGACTCGTAATCCGTACCGGTAGCAGCGACAGCAGCAGCACCGTTAAAGATACCAGCAGGCGAGACGTTAGCGACAGCAGCAGCAGCGCCCAGGAAAGTCGAATCGATACCTTGAGCCGTAGCCTTGAGCAAGTCAGCTTGCACGAGGGCTTCAGCAGCGGGATTCGAGAAGCGGATAATTTCATCCGACAGAATCGACAGCGCATAGACCTTGCTCCACGTCAGGAACACGGCGTTAAACGCAGCTTGCGTAACCGGAGCGGGAGCAGCTTCGCCAACCCAACCCACCGACGCGCCGCCGGTCTGGCCCGCGATACGGACGTTAAACGGAACCTTCTTCAGCGACAGACGGCCCAGCACGGTTTGCGGGTACAGAAGTTCGATGAAGTCGCCACCGAAGGTTTCCGGGTACACCAAGTTACCTGCCCACGCTGCGACTTGCGTCGAGCCAGCGGCAACAGCAGCCTTCATAACGCCATTAACAACCGCGTCATCTTTGTAGTGCGTTTCAGCGAGCGACTTAGCAAGCGTAAGATCACCCTTAGCCTTAGCCAGCACCATAGCGGTACGCGTGAAGCTAGCACCCTTCGGAGCGTTGCTCTTGACCGTGATAACCGGCTCAACAGCGGTAGTCGTAACCGTAGCAACCGCGACAGCTTGAGCAGCCATCGACTTTTCAACGGTCTTAAGGCGGGCCAGTTCTGCTGCACCGTCCGTAAGTTCCTTCTCAAACACGTTGAATTGGGTTACTTCCTCGTCCGTGAGTGCGACATCACCATTAACCGACTTCACAACGAGTTCGTTACGTGCGGTTTCAGCTTGTGCCAGACGTGCCGTAAGGGCTTTGATTTTTTCAGCGATAGACAATTTGTAGTCCTTAATATTTACGATACGAAAGGTCAAGCTTGACCAGACGCGGGGTTTTTACAACGGGGGTTTCGACAGCGGGGGCCGCTGTTACTGCTTCGGGGTTTTCCCCCGTTACTTCTGGTACTTCGGTTACTTGCGTAACCTCAGCGGCTTCTAAACTCTTAAATGCTGAGATAAGCGCTTCCGCATTACAGGGCACCGTTACGAGGGAGAGTTCGTGTACGCTGGCCTTGGTGTAATGCACGCCGCCACCTGCTAGGCCGCTGTACTCATCCGGTCGGAAGCCGATACTTACGCCTTTTACGAGGCCGGTCTTTACGGAGTCCCATGCTTCATCAGTTCTATCCTTAACAACACCCGGTTCCGTCAACTTAGGAAGCTGCGCGGTAAAAGGGAGACCCTTATCCGTGGCTGTACCGAATTGCACCGTACCTACCGGCATGTCATGCTTGTGCATCCACAGCAAGGGAACTTCTGGAGCAAACGTAAGCCCTTTAGGCTCTACGATGTCCTTAACCCGGTCTGGGGTAGGAGTTGAGGCGATACCCTCAATGATTCGCTGTTCCTCGTCTACGGACTTGATAAGCACCGCAGAGAACATTCTATTTTTCATTCGTTTTCCTAAGTCAATACACCATCGGTGCGCCTATGTCCTCGTCTCCCGCTGCCAGTACCACAGCACCAGCCGCCATAACCATTGCTACAAGTGGGTCAATACGCCCGGTAGCCTTCTGCTTATCCAACTTGCGATTCCCTGCAGGGTCTTTGATCACAACTCCGTTAGCAGCAGCCATAGTCAGTACTGGGTGCATGCCGTGGGCTACCTGAGAATTGAGTAGCCACTCCTCTAGTACGTCCATTGCGGGGCTAATGCTCATGTACCCCTGTCCGAACTCCACGAGAGGCAGCAAGCCACCTTCTGACGCGGGTATCTCCGTATCAATGCCGATATCAGCGAACTCTTTCTTAAGTAGATCGATACGCCAACGGTCGAACGCAATTGAATGGATGTTTAGGCCGGAACAAATCTCCGCAATGTCGCGGGCTACATACTCGTAGTCCACGGTCTTACCGGGAGTGGTGCGTAAGTAGCCTTGCTTAGCCCACACGTCATACGGTGAGCGGTCTTTATGCGCGCGGTCTTTAAGGCCGTCTTCTGGAGTCCATACGTAAGTATGTGTCTGCCAGATACCTGCCACCTTGCCAACCAGCGCCAACGCGGTTAAGTCGGTGCGAGAGGATAAGTCAAGGCCGCCGTAGACCAAGGTGTTTCTATCGAACGGGAGAGGTTCAGCGGCGTTAGCCTTCCACACTTCCAAGCTAATAAACGGAGAGTTGACAGATACGCGCTGGTTAAGCGTCAGGTTACGGAACGTGTTTTCCTTAGACGGCATGCGCTTAGCTTGCTCCGCCTGCTGCGCTACATCTTGCCCAGACCGGAAGATGCCTAGAGCTGGGTTAGATAGCTTCCATGAGGCTCTATCATTAAGGTCCGCTTCCTTGGGTGTAGTGTAGACATGGGAGACCGTTTGCGGGTCTAGTCCCTTGGCTGCATCGTCCAACCAGATAGAGAGCAAATCCGCGTCTGTCGCAGCCTGTGTGCTGATACAGATAAGTAACGGGTTCTCGTGTGCGCCCTGCGAGGTGGTCAGGGCATCAATAAAATCGCTCTGCGGCCCCTTAATCTGGCCCGCCTCGTCTACGATAATTAGAACTGGGCTAAGGCCGTGGGTAGTAGCGGCTTCTGCGGATAGAGCGCGGTACTCAACGTTAAGAGGTAGGCCGATAAAGGTCTTAGACGACGGGACAATGCTAATGATTGACTTTAGCTCCTGAGAGAATCCGATCATTTTTGTCGCTAGCTTGAACACTAGTGCAGCCTGGTCGCGGGACATTGCGCCAGACACAATCTGTGAGTTCTCTACGGCCTCCGGGCCTACCAGGTGGGCCAGCAACAAACACGCGATAATTGCAGACTTACCATTCTTTCGCGCGATGCTTAGGTACGCCTGCCGGGTAACTGCGGGATTATCGTAGACTTCTAGGATAAACTTACGCTGGAAGTCTTCTAGCTTTATCGGCTGTCTGATTAGCTTCCCTTCCGGGACTCTGCAGAAGCGCTCAATAAAGGCTATAACCTTCTCGCCACGCGTCATACAGCCCGCAACCTAGGAATTAGTTCATCGTCCGATACGGATGCGCGGGAGTTCTCCTCTACAGCCAGCTTCTTACCAGCATCAGCACTGCGGCCAACCGTGGCGGCTGCGTGTACGTGCAACTTAGCCGACAAGGCCATAGACCTAACGCTAAGGGTGTTCAAAAGTGCGTGCTTAGGATTAACAACTTTAGTACCCTTAGCGTTAGTCACAATATCATCCTCATCCTCTAGTTCCTCTTGGATACGATTAATATCCGCCTGGCAGTGGGCAAGGTTGGCCGCGTGGGCAAGGTCAATATCAGTCCACGTATCAGCCGCTCTGGCTAGCACAATGGAATTCCAGTACGGAATATCGATATCTCTTAGCCGGATGTGGGCCGGCGGTGCGATAGGACCAAGGGAAGCAGCCTGGGCGGCGTTAACAGCAGCAGTAACGCTGTCAGAACGGGTCTTAGCCATAAGGCCTCCTAAGTGTTCTTACTAATATTGGGCTACGTGCGCGCGTGATCGCGCGAAGTGCTAGGTATATCCCTGCGCATGACGTATGCTCCGCAGCAGCCGTAGCTCATTGGAACGGTTCTCACAAGGGATATGCGTAGGACTACTTAGAACGCTCTAGGAGCGGTTTGGGCCGGAGTTGGTATGCAGGTAGCGGAAAAGGCGTATCAACCCGTCTGGGACGATTCTGGAGCTTTCCGGAGGCATCCAGAGCAAATACGGAAAGACGAGATGATTCCTTGCCGATTATTTGCAGTTAGCGTTAATTCGAAAGGACCGGTCGGTGTCCCAGCCTAAATGCGATCTATTCGCATCCACCCCCGTATTACTAACGATTCTCATCTACCCTTCAATGCGATTGATTCTCATCTATCCTGCTAATGAGATCTATTCGTATCTACATTGGGTTGATGCATAGACCACAGGCGTAGCCTGAGCGGACCACATGTAGCTAAGACGCTATGCACGCTAGTGCGTACGGGCGCTATATCGCTAGTAGGCCGGATTGGTATGGTGTATGGATGGAGTACAGCAGAACTACTGTATATACAATCTTCGATTGATTAACTACCGGATGGACCTATGTGTATCTACAGCCACATATCAGCTAGTACTATGGATACTGCTAACCAGATACCGATACTAAGACTAATAGCTAGTATCATACTAACTCCACCAATGATGATTAGGATTAGTAGGTAATCCATCTACAGTACTACCAGTCTTAATAGTGTACTGTCTATCTGTAGCAGTCTTCAGCTTATGACAATCTATACACAAGTACTGTAAGTTATCGTCATCATTAGTACCATTATCGTCTAATGCTTTAATGTGGTCTACTTCACCATGTGGAATTATTCTCTTACACTTACAGCAAGTATAGTTATCTCTAAGTCTTATTCTTAGACGTTGTGCTACACCAGCGTTACCTGTTAATCTGGTATGTTTCTTATATTTATTAGTATTGGGAATATTCATATTAGACTAATCTCCTCGTCGCTTCGCTCCTCGGATAGAACTACGGGAGACTACAGGAATAATCATCTTGATGTAAATAGAGGGCTGGGCTGCGTACCAACCTGCGGGTCCTGGCAACCCTGCCTACTGCGGGATGGAATCAGATGTTCCTCTCCTATGCTGTGGGGACGTTTCATATCGTGAAATGACTACCACCTAAGCCAAGCCCAGCATACGTTTCGTGTTGTGGCCCTTAGATGCTCTCAGACTTGCCCAGAATCCGCGCCAAAGGGTGCAAAGTCTTGCTCCCAATGATGCTCCAAAGTTGCTGCATAGATAATCCCTGATCTAGCATTCTACATAATGCCTCGTATCTAAGATCGTTAAAATGTAAATCACTAATTTTAGCGCGTTCCACAGTACGGATAAATGCTCGCTGTAACGCCATAGACGATACGCCAGGAAATACGAGGCCGCTAGATTTAATACCTCTGGCTGTAAGGACTGCTAACACTTTGTCTGAAATTGGGATTATACGAGCACCATACTTACTATTAACTCGTAGTACGCTGTTATCTAGGTCCACATCAGACCAGTCTAGATTAACTATCTCATGTTGCATTAATGCTGTATCTAAAGCTACGATTATGGCGTCTCTAAGATAACCGCCACGCGTATTCGCTGCTTCCTCCAGAAGTAATGCTTCCTCATAATCGGGAATTCTACGCTCTCTGGCTTGGGTAGGTTTAGCGTAAGCTGCTGTAACAGGGTTACGAGGTAATCTAATATCGAATTCCCTGCGTGCATACTCGATAGCTGTCTGGAGTGTAGCTGTAGCTTCGTTGGGCTCTTGTGAGAACGCTAGAACGTCCTCCGGCTGTATCTCTGTAAGCGGGGTGCCCCAAAGGCTAGACGTAGCCATATCGGATACAGGCAACTGTGTTGAATCCGGCAAGCTCATTTTGTACGCGGTTATTAGCTCGCCAACGCTTAGCACTTCCGCAGCGTCCGTATCCTGGTCGTGCCCAGCGTCTAGCGAGGCTTCCTTAGCGTCTGCCCATGCTTGCGCTTCCTCTTTAGTGTCGAATGTGCGCGACCATGTCGGATGCCCAAGGCGTCTCACCTTGGCTTGCCATTTAGAACCGTGCTGGCTCTTGCGTTCGCTGATAGTCGCCATTTTCGCTCACCCTTAGTAGTTGTACTTAGTCTACGCGTGACTGTAACAAGAGTCATTCTCTGTGTCAATAATTATTTAGGGACATGGTCATACGAATTGGCCCGGTTTACGGCCCCTATTCCAGGGTTAGTTGTCCGTAAGCAGGCTTACAGTAAGGGAATCCCTACGGAGGTGTCAGATAGTCGGAATCCGTCTTACGTGGCGTTGTGTCCTGGACTCTACACTGTCCAGGTCACTATATGTCTAAGGGTTCTAGGCTGGTTGCGCCATGGGTTAGTCAGGGACAACACAAAGTCCTTGACACAAGTCCGCGAACCGCGTACATTTCGATCCATGCCAACGAATCACGAGAACTACTTAGGCCGCAAGGTCGAGCAAGGTAAGGGTTCCTAGGTTAGACGAAGTAGCAGCATAGATTTTGAAGTACTGCAGCAAACGGCGCATACCCGGATGCGAGCCACGAGACGGCTAGAACACGGGGGGTCCTGGAGAGCTTGCCACTAGATACTTACTGGCAACCCAATAGGCTAGGTAGCGACGGCTACCACGAACTACGGTTCGTTAAGGACACCTTCGGTTAGGGTCCTTACTTAACCGGAGACGATATGAAAATTGATTCACAGACAAGACGCAGTATGGGTGTACGGGTTAGTAAGGCTGCTACAGGATTGGGGAATACATCTAGACAGCGATACAAGCACGACGAACCGCTTGTTCAGCGAGTAAAGAGGGAACAGACAGCAGCATTCGTGTGCAATCCCGTTATGACTGTACGTGTGTACGACTTAGACCAGTCAGGAAATTTGCGATTCGGCAGACGGCGTGCTTACTCTCATATAGTGGCGGAGCATGTGGAGAATACCGCGCGGATCATTGACGGCGTTAAATACGACGAGGATAAAACGTATGTATCCGCAAGGGCACAGGGGCGTGAGCCTTGGTGGAACCCAAGCAAAGGGCGCATGTACATCGGGGCGGACCCGGCTGAGGTTTGGGCCATGCTGTACGGAACAACGATTAAAGAATAGGACCGAACAAAATGTCAAACGGTATCAAATTCAAACTAGCACTTGCAGACGGCGTAGAGGTTCAGCCGCTCTGGTACGTTTTGGGCGTAATTAGTAAGCACGGCTTCAGGACGGTTTGCCCTGTCGTTAGAAGCGGCCTGGCTGGTTCCTTTCTGCTCGCTACTCTGGTGTATGTCGGTAGCCTGGCGGAGCGTGTAGAGGCCTTTCCTCGTATCTGCATGGAGCTTGGGGAGGAGTGTACAGCTACCGAACTTGTTTCCGCGTGAATCGTTAGCATTACTGATGTGACACCAATTTACTAAGCCTGCTCACTACATCAAGCGGGCTTTAATCTTCCCTAGATACTTAGGATAACAAATGATTATTTACCGTGTTGAGACTGAGAGCGGGGCGGGGCCGTACGCCAACTCGTCTATAGGCTATGACTGTGGTTCGGTACACCACGCACCTAGCCCGTATGGGGATAGCGAGCTTAGGCCGGAATGGTCGCATCTTGAACGCAACCGCGAGCAAGATAAGTTCTACTTTGGGTTCTGCGATCCTAGACAACTACTAGACTGGTTTCACTCTGCTGACTTCCATAACGAAGCGGAGAACGCTGGATATCGCGTTAGCGTTGTAGAGGTTCTAGGCCGCGTCTTCCACGGTACGTATCAATCAATCTTTGAGCGCAGCAAATCTGTAGTAACCAAGCGCCTTACCTTCAACGAAATTAAACAACTCGCCGTTTAGGACTACACATGACCACGAACAACACCACCACCACAGCAACCGCGCCTAACGCTCAGCGCGCCTTTGACCTGGATCGCAAACACGGCGTAGGACAGTTCCTCCGCGCACACCCGGAGGCAGCCCGCGTAATGGCACGTATGCGCAGCGATAGCAAGGGCTTCTATAGTATTGAAGCGCGGTTTCGTCACAGCATGCGACATGTTCGTACAGCGCTGGCTTAAAGGCTAACCGTAATGGACTTCTTTAAGACTCTTGCTCTGGCCCGTGAGCAGGGCGCGGACATCACGCACCATGAGGCATCTAACACGGTACAGATTGACGGTAGTCATTGGACCCGCTGGTTAGTTTTGCGTAACTACCCGGACTCTAACTGTGTGCCTAACAGTAGCAATACCTATATTCGCGGTATGTACGCTTAAGGAGCAGCCATGCAACACGCAACGTATAACAAGATCTTCGGGACGGTTTCGTACGGCCATAGCGCTACGCTGTACTGCGTAGACCACCCACGAACGGAACTGCAGCGGCGCGTAGTGTCCACGTCTACCGTGCAGAAGTACAACCCGGAGACTGGTGAAATCGTCACGTTTAATACTGTGTACAAACCAGCGTGATAGGCGATAACGGAATCTACATCGGTGTACGCCACTGGACGCACGAAGCCGCACTGATTCGTGAGTTTCAGCGGTACTGGAATAGACAACAAATTGAGCGATACAAACAACGGAGCAAATATGAGCAAGTTTAAGAAGGGCGATAAGGTTCGCTGTGTGCGTGCTTCCGGTTGGCACGGTTTGACGGTAGGAAAAGTCTACGAAGTGGCAAGGGATGCTACCGATAACGGTGTATGTCTCGTATTGGACGACGACGGGAAAAGCCGCACTCCCGTTAGTAACAGATTTGAATTGGTTAAGCCCACAGGATCCTACACCGTCCACTATGACGGCTATCAAGTCGGAGACCCGCACCTCACCATCAATGACGCAACAAACTGGATTCAGGATAACGGCGTAGGCGGTCTCGTCTATACCATTCTGGAAACCATCGCGCGGCGCAAATTCGAAGTAGTCGAGAAGGTACAACGAGAGCTTAAGGCTATCTAATGAAAACATTCAAAGTAGGCGATTCTATTCGCTGCATGAAGCCCGCAACGTTCCTCGCTATCAAAGCAGGGCAGCGCTACACGGTCTCCAAGCTGTGCGCTATCAGCAATGACGAAGATATGGAATACGTACAGCTTGCTGAGCTTCCCGGCTGTGCATTCAAGGTTGATCGGTTTATGTTGGTGGAGGGCTGAGCGATGGCTAAGTTTAAGGCGGGAGATAAGGTCCGCAACGTTAGTGATACGCCTAAAGAATGGGGCGGGAATGACGGGCCAGTAGTAGGCGAAGTTTATACGGTTGCAAAATCTTGGAATGGTGCCCTTGGTTACGATTACCTGCGGCTAGTAGAATTCGAAGCAGCTTACAGCCATCATAGCCGTAATGTGGAAAAGTACGAATTGGTAGAGCCGGAAACCTCTTTCGATCTACTCTCAGCAATGATGGGTAAGCCGCTCAAGTTCCGATCCGGATGCACTGTTAAGTTCGTATCCTATGTACCGGACGCTAAGCCGCACTGCCAGCTTGTGTTACTCAATCCGTCTACAGGCAATGTAGTGACTCGCTACGCTAACGGTAAGAGCAGCACCGAGACATACGATGAACCCGGCGATATCCTCATTGCGCAGTGCTAGAGCAAATAGCCGTAAGTGTACTGGGTGTTCTCTGCGTATGGCTAAGTCAGCACAGCAAGGAAAGCGTTAAACGGTACGCTTGCGTAGTAGGAATTCTTAATCAGCCATTGTGGCTGCACATAGCTTGGCAGTCTAAGCAGTACGGCGTATTAGCGCTGTGCATAGTCTATATGTGTATCTGGATTAAGTCGTTCTATCAACATTGGATTAAACCTTTAAACTTTAGGAATACGTAACATGGCAAAGCTCACAATTCAGGCATTGAAAGACCGTATCGCAGCAGACACAAAGAAGCTTGCAGAGATGGAAGCAGCAGCCGCAGCAGGTAACGCTATGGCTAACCTCGCAAGTGGTGACGTGATTGAATTCATGTTTGGTCGCGGGGAGACGCGTAAGCAGCGGGCAGGCGTGGTGCTTGGTATCGCGGAGACGGACAAGGGTAAGAAAATTAAGGTGCAGACTGGCGAAGGCTTTGATGCTGAGATTCTGGTTATCACGCCGGATGCAATCGTAGCCGTTGCTGAGGATTCTACCCAAGCTGGTGCGGCATCTGCTGACCCGTTGGCCTCGCTGTCATGAATGTAGCTATTCACAAGATGGATTTCTCCGTTGAGATTATCTTAGACGCGGAGCAAGTGCGACTACGTTATGGTCTTAGACAGGACGAATGGGTTGTGACTAAGGGAGGAGACCCAGATTACGGGAACTGTGAACAGACGTTCTCAGCGTTTGAAGTCTCCCGCGTGGAGCTTAGGTACTAAGGAGAGAACGTGAGCGATAACGCATGGATTGAATTTGCAAAGTCGCTCCCGGAAGGCACACATAAGAAATATCAGCATGCCTGCGGAAGCGGTGAGCCTCGTATCGTTAATCACAAACGCGAGGGTTTTAGTTGGAACTGCTTCCGCTGTGGTGAGAAGGGATGGCAAGCGAAGCCCGCTGAAAGCCTCACAGAGCGCCTAGAACGGCTCCGTAAGGTTGCCAGTGTAGAGCGGGAGGCAACACGCACACAAACCCCGCCAGCGGGCGATAAAGACCCTAGAAACTGGCCGTTAGCCGCGCGCGTCTGGTTGTACACGGCTGGGATATCGAACGTAGAGATTGAGTCGCTAGGGATTGTATGGTCTGAGCGGCTACAGCGCGTGGTGTTGCCTGTGTTGGACGAGGCGGGGGCGTATATCTACTGGCAAGCACGAAGCCTAGACAAGGATAACCCACGCAAATATTTAAATCCTCCTGTAGACAAGTCGTGTTTAGTCGCTAAGTACGGTACTGGTCACGTAGTAGTGCTAACGGAGGATTTGCTATCAGCTTACCGCGTGTCCCGTGCTGGCGTAGAGGCTTGGTGTTTGCTTGGTACGAAACTAAGTACACACGTTGCGGCTCAGTTAATTAGTGACGGTAGGCCAGTAGCAGTTTGGTTAGACCCAGACTCAGCCGGTAGAACCGCAGCCGCGAAAGTATGCAAGACCTTACGCGCTTACGGCGTGAAGGTTACGAATGTTGAATCTAACGTTGATCCTAAACTTTTAGCCCGTGAGGAAATCATATGGACGCTATCGAAGCATTGCGGATTGCCCGCTTAGCCTTAGCCATGCACTTTGACATTGAGCCGGATGTAGTAGCCGGTAGGTACGTAGGCGCGTACGTTGCGATTGGTGCGAAGAAATGCGACCTGGACGCGGCGGAAGCTTATAACAAGCTTGCTGAGATGCAGCAGCGCGAGGAGGATATGGTAGCGTTCTGGGCTGCATTGAAATGAGTAAGGCCGTTCTCTACCTCCGCAACGTAGCTGTAGCCGCTGCGCGCGTCCCTAAGTCTATCCTTGGTCTTTACACGTACCACGTGGGCTACAGCTACATCCATAACGTAGCGGCTACGGTGGACTGCTTCGGTAACGCGCTATCAGGTGGAGACCCAGACGAGACGATTAGTAGCCGCTGCGGCAAGGCTGCGGAATACGAGCAAAGCATTACGCCTGCTGTATGGGGCGGTGGTTGCCGTGTGTGTTCCTTTCTGGCTATCTTCCAACAAGACCACTGTGCTAAGGCTGTAGAGCGGTGGAAGGGTAGGCGCGCGGTATTGCCTGATGAAACTACGGAGACGCAATGAGCAAGACATTCGTGTATGACCGTTTCGACTTCATACCAGCAGACCCACAAGGAAAAGAGTGGGAAGCATTCATGCTTTCGGACGATGCGGGAGAGTACATCCTAGCCGAATACGCCATTAACCGCGAGGCCGTATTACAGGCGCAGATTAGGACGCTGGAGGTACAGCTTAAGGACTTGCAGCCTAGGCTTACTAGACTTCAGAAGCGCTCCGATTGGTTGTCTTGCCTAGAACTTGCTGGCGTGGATAACTGGCAGGGTATGGAGGAAGCAATCCGTATTAAAGAGGAGGATGATTGTTAGAAATTACACTGCTCAAACTGCTTCGAAG